TTCTTAATCGCTAATGCACATGAAGTCCTTCTTGAAACAAAGAAGGTAGCGGCAAGCACGACTCAGGATCTTAAGAGAGGTACATTACTTGCTAATGATGGTGATGGTACATATTCAATTGCTACATCATCAACAATTGGCGATGCAGAGGTCATTCTTGCCAAGGATATTGCACAGGTTGCTTCGTCAACAGACATCTATGCGCCTGTATATGTTCAGGGGTGCTTTATTCCCGAAAAGTTACTCACCGGAAGTTCTACAGCAATTACAACTGCGGCTGAAGAGAACCTCAAGAAGAATAATATTAACTTGATTCACGGCGTGGAAGTATAAGGAGGACAAGAGAATGAATTTATATGATACAAGCACAATGCTTCAGGGCATTAAAGGGGCAAAAAAGGCTCCGTCTTTTTTAAGGGATAAGTTTTTCCCTACTTCACAGGCTGATATCTATGTAACTGAAAAGGTTACAGTAGATTTTGAGAACGATACTAATGAGAAGCTCGCACCGGCAGTTATTTCAGGCGCGGTACCTGTTCAGAGAAGTAGCTTCCAGACAAAGGAGATGACAGCTCCGCTTATCGCTCCTTCTATGGTTCTTACAATCGAACAGCTCAACAGACGTATGTTCAATGAGTCTATCGCATCAGATATGACAGCTGAACAGAGAGAAGCACAATATCTTGCTGATGATATCAGCACATTGGATGCCATGATTACTAGAACAGAGGAATATATGGCGGCTCAGACGCTTCTCGGAAATGCTTACACAATTAAGCAGTATATCAATGGATATGGCACTAACTTTGCCGAAGATTTTTCGATTGATTTCTTTGGAGAAGGCAACAACAGCAACCAGGCTGTATATACAGGATCAGGATGGACTACATCTTCAACTAATATCTTCTCTGATGTTAAGGCTATGTGTGACATGCTTTCTAAGAAGGGCCTTCCTGCAACTGATCTTATCATGGGTTCAACCGCAGGTAGCATATTTATGAACAACAGCGAAGTTCAGAAGCAGTTAGATAACCGTAGAATCCGCATCGCTGACGAAATCAGACCTGAGTTCGTTATTCCTGGTGTTGCATTCATCGGAAAGGTTGATTTCGAGGGATTCATTCTTAACGTATATATCTATTCTGCATCATACAAGGCTATCAACGGAACAGATACACCTTACTTTGATGTTGACAAGATTGTTGTTACATCTGAGGGCATGGGCCGTACAGCTTATGGCGCTATTTCTCAGTATGAGAACGATGACACACCTCGTACTTATGCAGAAAGAAGAGTGCCACAGGTACTTATCAATCGTGATCAGGGCAACAGAGAGCTTAGATATCAGTCAAGGCCCCTCGTTATGCCTAAGCACCTTAATGCTGCTATTGTTTCTGATGTGGCATAAGGAGGTAGAGGCTTATGATCAAAATAATCAAGGGTACCTATGGATATGTCGGAAAGAATGGCATTCCTATACCTAAGACATGCAATGATGAGCCTTTTTCTGTGAATCCTGAAGAAGAGCAACGCTTAATCGAATTAGGCGTTGCTGTTCATGTTGATGATGAAGCAGAATCTTCGAAGAAGGCTAAGGAAGAACCGAAAGCTGAACCTAAGAAGCAGGCTTCCAAGAAGTCAACAAAGAAAAAGGCAAAGAATAAAAAGGATACTGCGGATGAAGAGCCACCGGCATTCGAAGCAGCTGATCCGGTATGAGTCTTAAGAGCTTAATTGCGTCTGATATCGATGATGTATTTATCAATACAGATGATTTCTGCGACGAGCACATAATCGAGGGAGAAAAAATCAATTGTTCTATCGATAACGATGAGATGTCAAGCCTCTCCGGTGGAGAAGAGTTTGGCGTCGGTGAGTCGGTGCTGAGGATATTTGCAAAGACAGAAGACCTATCAGACGCAGGACTATCTTATGAAGGCTACGGAAGTCACATTAATGTTGACGGACAGATATATACGGTAACAGATTGGCATGAGAACATGGGCATGACAGAGATTCAAATGATTGTACCAGTGCCAAGTTAGGAGACAGAAATGCAACTTAATGAAGTAGTAGACAATCTAACAGCGTGGATCCAGAAGAACTTATGCGATGACATGGAGTTCTTAAGCCCACCAGCCAAGAGTGGAGATATGGAAAGAGAATATAATTTTGTAATTCCAAAGGCATTTGCCCTATTTGTTCCACCTAAAGACCAGCTCCCACCGGAGGTTTCAACTCAAATTCCTTCTATATGTTTACAGCTCGTGAAGGGTTCGGACGATATGGTGTCGAGTGAGCGGAGCCTAGAGTTCCGCCTCTCATTTTCGACCTATCGTCCAGGTTCCTTCGCGGAAGATGAGCAGGGTGAGCTTAAGTTCACAAGGAATGCTGATGGCTGGAAAGAGCTATGGCTATGGATATCTAAGTCCATAAACAAGTTACAGACAGAAATGTATATCGAAGGCCTTAAGGTTGAGAAATCAACACCTATTAAGTATGGACATTTCCAGATAGATGACAATCTAGTTGATGCATACCCTATGTGGTATGCGTGGATAGAGCTGACAATAACCTGCGGAATAAGTCCGAAAGCTAACAATTACAACGATTATCTTTGAAAGGAGAATAAACAATGAGCGGTTACAAGCATGGAGCTTATGGCTCTATAAGCGACAGCGTTATTTCAGCTGCGAATTCATCTCAGAGCGTACCTTTTGTTGTTGGTACTGCACCTGTTAACCTTATTCGTGGTTATGCTAACGCTAACATCATTAATTCACCTGTATACATTACAGATATGGGTGCTAAGAATGTCATTGGTTATTCAGAAGACTGGGATAAGTTCACTCTATGTGAAATGCTCTCAGCTTTATTCGACAATGCTAATGGCAATATCGGACCAGCATTTTTTGTTAATGTGCTAGATCCGGCAGTGCACAAGAAATCAGCTCAGACAACTAAGTCACTTACATTCACCAATGGAAGTGCTTCAATTACATCTGACACAATCATTCTTGATACATTCGCACTTGCAGGTAAGACAGAAGGCACAGATTATAACCTAGATTATAGTTTTAACACAGGTAAAGTGTTAATCACAAGTGTTGATAATGATACACCTCTTACAGGTACTATTCAAGCTTCTTACTATGAAGTTGATACAACAGGCATCACAGAAGATACTATCATTGGTTCTGTATCAGCTGAAGGGGTATACACTGGACTCCAGTGCGGTAAGCTTGTATATCCTAATTATGATGCAATTATTACTTACATCGCTGCACCTAAGTGGTCAGAGCGTAAGGCTGTATATGATGCTATGGTTAATTTCTGTCAGGCTATCAACGACCATTGGTATGCAATGCCTTATGCTGACATTCCTGTTGAAGGAGTTGTTAACGTAAGCGAAGCTGCTGTCAGTGATCACGAGGTAGTAATCGGAGATGCAAAGGCTATCTTATCAAGCGTAGTTGTATACGAGACAGGCACAAGTACAGTAATGAAAGAGGGCACTGACTATACTGCTGAGAAAACAGCAAGCGGTGTTACTATCACATTATTATCAGGTGGCTCTTATTACGCAGCTGACAAGGTTGACGTTGAATACAAGAGCACTGTTGATACATTAGCACTAGCTAAGGATTGGCAGACGAACAAAGGATACAATTCAATGTATACAAAAGTATTCTGGCCACAGGCTAAGACCGCTAATGGTAAAGTATATCATCTATCAACTCTCGCACTCGCTGAGACACTTAGAGTTGATGCATCTCATGATGGTATTCCAATGGAAACATGCTCTAACAAGAGTGTTCCTGTTGCTGCACAGTACTTCGGAGCAGAATCTAAGAATCAGGGCTTTGATCAAAGTCAAGGCAACACACTTAATGCAGTAGGTATTACTACTCTTGTTAAGTGGGGAGGTTCTTGGAGACTCTGGGGTCCTCACACTGCTGCATTCGAGGCAGGTGCTGATGGAAATGCTAAGCCAGATGTTAATCCGTTAGGAATCTTTGACACAAACATGAGAATGCAAGAGTACATCATCAACTCATTCGAAGCTGATCATGGCGACGATGTAGATGAGCCTATGGATAGAAATCTTAAGGATACAATTGTTGAAGTTGAGCAGCAGAAGCTTGATAGCTTAGTAGCCCAGGGCGCATTAATAGGAGAGCCAGTTATCACATTCGTTGAATCTGAGAACACAATCGGCGACCTTATTAATGGTAACTTCACATGGAACATTGTTGATACACCTACGCCTGCTGCTAAGAGCCTTACAGCTAAGGTTGCATACACAGATGCAGGATTCACATCATACTTTGGAGAGGAGGAATAATCAATGAGTAAATGGGTAAACAAAAGAGGACCTATTGAAGCTAATACGATCTATTCCGACGGTGTCCTCGTAGCTACCGATACAACGGTAACACTTCCAGAAGTAACATTCATGACAGCTGATGTTAAGGCTATGGGTGATATGAGTATTCCTTTGTCTAACGCTATCGAAGACATGGAAATGACCATCACTAAGGTAGGCGTTGACAAGAATATGACTAGACTTACAGCACCTGGCAAGAAGGCTGTTGAGATTAGATGGGTTCAAGACTTAATTAAGTCAGATGGAACTACAGCAAAAGAAGGATGCAAGGCCTTCCTTAATGTAGCACCTGTTACATTAGCTCCGGGAGCATCTCTCGAAATCGGAAGTGCTTCAGAGAGCGACCTTACATATAAGGTATTCAGATATAGATTAGTCGTTGATGGCGAGGAAATCTTATTAGTGGATAGACTTGCACACATCGTTAAGGTTAACGGCAGAGACTACTCTAGAGATTATGACAGATTACTGTAGTAATTAACTTATTGACAAGGAAGAGCTTCAATGTGTGTTGAGGCTCTTCTACTTTTTTATGAATAGGAGAACAATAGCATGGCTGAATATATAACATTAAATAACCCCATTATGATCAATGGGAAAGAAGTATCAGAATTCGAGTATGACATTGACTCTATTACTGTAGAACAATACATGGAAGTAGAAGGCAAGGTTCAATTTGACAATGCGTCAAAGGGAATTATGACAGCTACTCAACCTGAGTTCAACTCAGCATTCCATATTGCGCTTGGTTATAGAGCTATCATTAATTGCAACTCTGCAATAGATATTGAAGATCTAAAACGCATCAAAGGTAGAGACATCCACAAGATCAGGAGGATAGGTAGAGATTTTTTCAACGATACTGCGCAGGAGGAAGACCAGGAAGAGATAGCCTCACCGCAAAAGAAATCAGAAAGCTTGTCAGAAGCTACTGTCGTATCTATGGAGAAAGTCCCAAAACTCTCAGACAACTAGAGATGAGAGCGTTTATCCAAGAGATAAGCGAAGCGGGAGAAGACCTAAAGAGAGAAAAAGAAGAACAGGAGCGTCAAGTACGCAAAGAGAAAGCAAAGGCTTACAGTAAGTCGCATCGTAGGAGATAAATCATGGCACAGGGTAAAGAGTTAAAAGCGCTTGTATCTATATCCGGTAAAGTAGATCCAGCTCTTAATAAGGCAATTTCATCAGCTTCATCCTCAATGAAAGGCTTCGGAGATGTGGCTAAGACCGTATCTAAAGTAGCTGCAGTTGCTGTTACCGCGATTGCAACAGGAACAATTGCAGCAGGAAAAGCGTTAATAGATGTAGGAAATGATTTTAAGGCAGCTCAAAACACAATCCGCATCGGCACTGGCGCAACAGGACAAGACCTTCAGGACCTATATGGCACTATGAAGGAAGTATATAAGAGTGTTCCTACTACTCTGGAAGATGCATCAACTGTAATTGCTGATTACAATACAAGACTTGGATTAACCGGAACTGCGCTTCAGGGATTATCTACGCAGGCTCTTCAAGTATCGAAGATGCTTGGAGAAGATGTTGCGGGCATCGTCGAGGAATCATCACAAGCATTCCAACAATGGCATGTATCAACTGAAAACATGGGCGGAGCTATGGACTACATATTCAAGGTATCACAGTCAACAGGCGTAGGCTTTACGGCTCTTATGTCTGATATGCAGGGATATGGAGCGCAGCTTCAGGATCTTGGATATTCATTCGAAGAGGCAGCAGCTTTAATGGGTCAATTAGATAAAGCCGGCGTTAATTCCGGCGAAGTCTTAAAGGCCATGAAGAAGTCAGTCACAACAATGGCTAAGGAAGGCAAATCCGCGTCTCAAGGTATGAAAGAATATACCGATGCCATCAAGAATGCAGGAGATGCAACAGAGGCTACAAGGATAGCATCTGAGGTCTTCGGAGCTAGAGCTGCTTCTACAATGTCAGCAGCTATTCGAAACGGAACACTTGATGTTGAAGGTCTTACCGCTGCGCTTAAAACATCGAAAGAGACGATAAATAGTGCGGCGTGGGATACATATACATTCGCGGATAAGTGGCAATTGGTTAAGCAAAATTTAGAGACAGCCATTGAGCCTCTGGCGACATCTCTCGTGGATGCGCTTGCCGGTGCTATGCCATATATTACACAAGTAGTAGAGGATATGGCACCAAAAATTGAAGAGTGGGCGGCTAATCTTGGGCCTCGTATCCAAGATTTTGCAGAAAATAAATTACCTACACTTGTAGAGGGCATTGGAGATGCTATCTCTTGGCTTGTAGACAATTGGGATATTATCACAACAGTAGGTCCTATAATCGCGGGTATTGCACTCGCAGTTGGGCCATTGTCATCAGCAATAAGCGGTATAAGTGGAATGGTTGGTGGACTAAGCAGTGGAATTAGCAGTGTCTCGGGAAGTATGGCCTCTTTTGGCTCTTCCGCATCAGGCGCAGCGAGCAGTGCCGCTTCAGCTTCATCTTCATTCTCTACATTAGGCGGTCAGGCACTATTGCTATTTGCAGCCGGTGCAGCAGTACTCCTAATTGCAGCAGGTATGGCACTTTTAGCGCAATCTGCTATTGCACTAGCGGACGCAGGTCCTGCAGCAGTTGCTGTATTCGTATTAATGGCAGCAGTAGGAATCGGAGTTGCAGCCGCTATTGTAGCAATAGGTGGCGCAGCAACGATATCAGCAGTCGGATTATTAGCACTTGGCGCAGCAGTATTCCTAGTTGGCGCCGGTATAGCAGTCGCAGCTATGGGCGCGGCTTTATTCTGTGAGCAGCTACCAACGATAGCAGAGTATGGATTAGATGCAGCCCTTGGTATAGTAGCACTTAGCGGTGCGATATTGGTCTTCTCAGCTGCATTGCTTCTTATGGGCGCAAGCCTATTAGTAGGAACTGTGGCTATGGCAGCCTTTGGAGCCACAGCTTTAGTCGGTACAGTAGGAGCTATAGCCTTTGGCGGCGCAATGATGATGGCTTCTATTGGATCCTTTGCTATGTTGTTAGCGTTAACAGGCGTTATGGCTGTAATGGAAGTTATTAAGAATGACGCAATAACTGCAGCAGGAGCGCTTCTATTAATGGTAACAGCTGTTACAACAGTGCAGGGTGCATTAGATACACTAAAAGATTTGGCATCAAGCGCCGTATCTTCTTTTCTTGCGGTATTTGAAAGTGCTGTAGGAACAGCACAGTCAGATGGAGCTGCTCTAGGGATGGGATTAACCGCCGGATTTACATCTGGTATATCTGGATTCATGGCTGCTTTTTTTGCATTAAGAGTAATGGCAGCAGCACAGCTTGCAGCACTTCAAGCTCAATTTGCTAACACTAAGCTGGAACTGAATAGAGACATAGCATTACCACACTTCACACTAAGCGGAGCACTGGACGCGCAGAACAATAGAGTGCCTAACCTGGATGTTAAATGGTATGCGACAGGTGGCTTCACCGATGGACTATCCATTGCCGGTGAGAACGGAACTGAGGCAGTCCTATCATTTGACCCAGCATATCGTAAGCAGAACATAAGCTACTGGGCTAAAGCAGGTCAGATGTTAGGAATTGACACATCGTTCATTGATTTATTGGCAGGTAAAGCCTCTTCCGGAGGTAATACATCAATTAGTCTTGGCGGTATTACATTCAGTCCAAATATTAACATCAACGGTAATGCAAGCAAAGAAGATGTAATTGCAGCGATTAGAGAAGAAGAGCCTGAGTTCTTCGACCTCTTAGATCGTTATATCGAAATGAAAGGTCGTGAGGCTTATGGCTTTAATTTCTAGCTATACAAATTATGTTACTTCCGCAGGTGATACGTGGGATTCAATCGCATATAAGACCTGCGGAAGTGAATTATTATCGAGTGAACTAATGGCTCTTAACAGACCATATATAGGTGTAGTGATATTCGGTGAGGGTGTAACTCTTACAATACCAGTATATGATACAGCTACTGATCCAGAGACGCTTCCACCTTGGAGGAGATAATATGAGCGCAAAGATTGAATACAAGGGAACAGACATAACGAGCTCTGTTGAAGTAGATAAGTGCTGGGTAGACCAATATGCCGAAGAGCATGGAGATACTATTAAGATTGTATTCAATGACATCAATAAGCTCTGGGATAAGTGGTCTCCCCAGATAGATGACGAGATAAGAGTATATTGCGATCATGCTGATTCAGGTGTCCAATATGTAAGAGGCTTCTATCCAAGAGCAGGTAAGTATGAGCTTACAGCTTGCTCAATACCTGCAAGCGCAGAAGTAAAGCACAATGGTGGATGGCAACAAGTGACCAAATTACAGTTGGCAAGGGATATAGCGACAAGACATGGGCTTAATCTTAAGACATATGGCTTAACAGACCATAAGTTCTCATATCTCAGACAAGACAGCGAATCAGACCTAACATTCTTCCAGATGTTATGCAACCTGGAGGGTGACTCATTCATTATATATAATGGAGATTTTATTCTATATAACAATGAGTACATAGAGAGTGCTAGTTCTAGTCAGACTATAGAAATAAAGGCTGAAAATAAGCCTGACTACTTCGCAGAAGAACCAGTCACAGCTGTTACCGTCAGGAATAGCTCTATGGAGTACACATATGGCTCTGATATGTCGAGGCAGAAGCTTGTCAGCATTCCGGTCTACATAGACAGTAAGGGTACAGCAGAAAGGTATGCTACTAATCTGTATCATTACTACACCAAGAAGCAGAGAGGCGGAGTGTTCTACGCATCACCAATTGCAGAAGGCTATGCTGCTGGAAGCGTAGTAGAGCTGAAGACAGAAGGCGCAGAGTCATTCAATGGTAAGGTGCTAATGTACCATGTGCGCCACGACATGAAGAAGAATAAGACAAAGATTTTCTTTAGGAATATATAAACGATGATTAGAAAAGGCAAGATAACTAACATATATGACGATGGTACATATAGAGTAGAGTCAATAGATATTCCTGGCGATATATCGGCACCGATTAAGGCTCAGGAGGGCATTGACAACGAAGGCACTCCTCTTGTTAAGGATGACGAGGTGGTCTATGTAATCTTTGATGATCAGTCAGGATTGATACTTGGGAGGTTATAAGTATGGGCTTACAATGTGCATGGCGTGATAGGACTTGGGAGGTAGATCCGAGTAGGATTCATGGCATAGATAATATGAGTTTTAGCTTTGGAATAGATGAAGAATCAGGAGCGTGGAAGAAGCAAGAACTCACCATCGCATATGAGGTGTTTAAGGGCACCGGAGTAGACGTGGAATGGGAGGTGGCTATCTGGCCGTGGTACATAGGCGCAGTTGGTCGATTGTATATAGGCTTCAACGAGTTTCTCGCACCAATGAAGCTGATGGGTGTAGATATAACCGACATCGAAGTAATGACGGATGGTGGTTGGATAACACACGCTAAGATAACATTACATTTTAAGGAGCCATAACATGAGAAAAAAAGGCAACAGTAATGTACAAGTTTGCATGGATAACTTGCTTAAGACAATACAAGGCGAAGTGCCTTATGCAAGAGAAAAGGGCATTAAGCGAAATATTGTGGACCTTCCATCTGACACCGCGAAGCTTCAGATGGTTATGTCAGCTAATGAGTGCATAGCTACTTATGAGCCTAGAGTGGATGTAAGAGAGACAAGGGCTGAGATAGTAGAGATGAATGGTAACTTATCATATGAGATTAAGACACGTCCTAAGATAGGGAGGTAAGGCATGGGAATATTCGTATCTGAGACAGATGCAAGCACAATAATTACTACTGTACTCAATAAATTGCAGATAGATGTAGGCGAGACATTATACCCAGGAGATGAGCGTAGGATATTCGGCGAGGCTATGTCAGCGTTATTAGTTATTGCGTTCAATGAGATGGATGAGACCGCAAAGAATAGCTTACTCAAATATGCCATCGGAGAATGCCTCGATTACATAGGAGATTCATACGAATGCAAGAGACTAGACGCGGAAAAGGCATACACGACTCTTAGATATAGTCTTGGAGAAGCATATGCCACTAATATAACCGTTCCTGCAGGCACAAGAGCTACAACAGGAGACGGTTATTATTTTGCGACCGATGAGGACTTAATTATTGCAGCAGGAGAAACCTATGCTGATGTGACAGCTCATTCAATAGAGGGAGGCACAGAGTTCAATGGCCTTCTTCCGGGCACTGTTACAACGATGGTTGATCTAATATCTTATGTTGATGCAGTAACTAACACAACAGCAACTCAGGGCGGTACCGATGAAGAGTCTGATGATGACTACAGAGAGCGCATCAGATTAAGATTATCGAGCTATTCGACCGCAGGTACTTACAATTCATATAGATACTGGGCGCTGTCAGCTGATAATGATGTAGCAGATGCCTTTATCGTTACACCATCGGCTAATGTTATATATGTGTATATCAT